TTTGGTTTTGTTAACTTTGCTACATACAATTATTATTTGTGTTGAAGCTTCATTTTATGAAGTTTTAATACCTATTAATTTTATGTTGCTTTATACACGTTTACGTTTCAATATAACCAGTTGTTTTTAATTATCATTGATGTTCTTCCTATTATATCCATAATTTTTATTACCTTTTTTAAATGATAAATATAGAGTTAAATTAGGTTTATCTAAACTTTATAGAAAATATTATGTAAATAGGTAAATAAATGTTGGATATAAAAGTGGTGTAGTACATGAAACTAGACCAGAGAAACTTTCTCTATAGAATATGAATAAATATGTAATTTAAGATTTTAAGTGTGTAGATAATTTATTAGATGTATTGTAATAAATGTGCACTTGTTCTAAAGCGATGATTAAAAAGGTTATATCCAAAATACCAGATGTTAGATCTTGTGATTTAATGTCTTATAGTGGATGCCCTGTTAATGTTTTTGCTGCAATAACAGGTAGACATGGACATTCAAAATTATTTGCAAATCCTTAAATTCTGAAATAATTTAAATTGTTTGTTTATTCTAAACATTCAACTTATTTTAAATTACGTAATTATTTGAGTTATAATGATTAATCAGTTACTTTGTAAGATTATATTGCTCATGTTAAAGAATATGATGCTGTTAAAGCTAAATAATATTCTTAAGCAGGTGATTAGTATAATATTTAATGGGAGAAACCCATTTATAAAGTTTTTGCTAAATCTGGTGAATGGTTTGAGAAATAGCATGGTGTTGACATTAAAGATATGTCAAACCGAGCTCGTTTAATACATAACCCGATTGATGCTGTTAAATTGCATGGTGGTAGAGTTGGTTATATTTTCTTAAATGGGCTTAAATCAGTTACTGATTCCTATATTGGAGGTTTATCTCCTTAGGAATGTGAGAGTTTAATGTGGCATTATTATAAAACATTTGATGATCCTGTCTGTTTGTCAATAGATGGTAAGTCACATGATTCTAATTAACATTTATCTTTGTTAGAGATTATTGACTTTGACTTGGTAAGGTCAACAAAAGTCTGTTTCTAACCTGATATTCCACATTATGTAGCATAAGAGATGTAAGATGTTTTGACATCTTCCTATGCTTAGGTCTCTTATTTTTTAAAAGATTCTTGTAAGAAAATGTTTAGAGTTTTTAGTTACAAGGTCTTTGGTACAGTTTATTCAGGTGATCCAACAAGGACTACTTTTGGTAATTCTTTACGTGTTATTTGTTATATGGAGTTTATTCTCTATATGTCAGGGATAATTAAATATAAAATCTTTG